CACAAGCTATAGATAACTTAGAGGATCGTATAGCAAAACTAGAGGATAAGCATAAGACTGTTACGAAGCAGAACGAATTGCTTATGGAAATGTTAAGTAAACTAATAAGAGGAAACAATGAGTGATTTAAACAAAGCTATGGATTTAGTTGCGAATTTGCACAAGTCTCATGGCGTAAAACAAAAAGGTAACAAATTATACACAATGGTTGTGCATAGAACTGAAGCCTTTAGACGAGCACTTGGTACAGATTTTGGTATTTTTACTGAGATATTGGTTGATGATGGGAAAAGAGTTATTCTTAAAGCTATCATTACAGATAGAGATGGTCGTACCATTGGATCAGGTCACGCAGAAGAGATACGAGGGCAAGGCATGGTTAACAATACATCTGCTATAGAAAATGCAGAGACCTCAGCGATAGGTCGTGCTCTTTCCAGCTTAGGTATTAGTGGTGGAGAGTATGCAAGTGCGAATGAACTTGACGCAGTTGATAGAAAAAAGGAAGCTATGAAAGAGGAGCCAAGCAAAGTCGTATCTCCACCAACTCCTGTGGCTCCTCAACCCCTGACAAAAGAAGATGTTAAAAATCTACCACCTAATAACCTAAAACCTCGTGAACTAACAACCGAAGAAAGGAGAGAAATACACGAGAAAAAGCTGCTAGACTTTGACCATTGGTGTCAACAAAAGAGAACTGTTCAACATCTACACGCTTACTTCAATGACGAAAAAGTTACATTAGATGAGATGAAACAGCATAATGTAGACCTATACAAAAAAGCAGTTGACATATTTACTAAACATGAAGCTAATTTAGAAAGGAAAACAAATGGCTAATCAATATAGAAAAGTAATAAACATAACACTATTCCCTAACTCAGAGGGCAAAGCTACACATGGTAACTCAAAGTGGACACCATACAAAGATGGTAATCCGGCAGATATCCATCTCAGAAAAGATGCTAGATACAGCGTAAAGTTATTTGGCAATGATGATGGATCACTTGGTCTTGCTATATCTGAGGTGGTGCAAGGAGTCTACACAGACAGCATATCAGACGGAGTATCACAGCCTGGTATGAGAACACTAGCTCAGTCTATTGATCCACCAAAGCAAAGTCCTATATCAGCATTAAAAGATGAGCTTGATGATGAAGTACCATTCTAAAGCGTACTATTCCACACAGGAAGCTACCGAACTGATGTTTGGAGATACACCAAGCAATAGAAAAAGACTTCTTCGTTTGTTACAGAACGGAGAGGTCAAAGGTAAAAAGTTTGGTAAGCGTTGGTTTGTGTACGCTAGTGAAATAGAAGGAGAACTTAATGAAGTACAATAAAGCTGGTATAGATTTCGAGAACTGCTATGTCTGTGGCACTAAACTGAAAGAGGTTACTCATAAGAGAAACATACAAAGGAGATGTAAAAGCTGCATTTATCATGGCGTAGGAGAAGTGAAACCAGTAGTGGAAGAGGGAGATGAAGATGATTGGAGTGTCTTAGATGATCCAAAAGCCGTAAATGAGAAAGACTACGGCAGAGTCTTTAGAGAGCCAACACAACTTCATACTGGTCACTCTAGTTTATCTGAACTTGTTGGAGGTTCTTCTAACTATAACCATATACATGGACCATCAAGAGACGGAGTTCGGTACTCAAACCGAAAAAAGAAAGAATGATTATTTCTTTTTCTTAGACTTCATTATCTTTTTTTGCAAAGCACTAGGCAATGTCTTTTGCTTTGCAGTCAAACCTTTACCAGCCATCTTTTTCTTAGCTGGTCTTCCTTTTTTTGAACCATAAGTTCCTTTACCCATTGGCATATTAGTCTCCTTTTCTATTTGTATGTATTCGTAATTACTTCTTTTTTGATTTATTACGTTTACTAATTGCAGCAGCTTTTCTTTTAGCATCTGCCTTACTACTCGCACCCCATGCACGAAGAGAGAGTAGCAATCTCGTAGGCTTTCCATTTTTCTTTTCAGGTCCACGCATACCTCCCATTCTAGCTAGAAAACTAGCTCTTCTTGGATTGTCACCTTTCTTTACAGGTGCTTTTAATGTGCCACCTTTATATGAAGCACGACCCTTGGCATTTAAACCACCTTTAGGATTCTTACCTTCTTTTCTTGTCCATGCTGGAGTCTTAGCCATTAATCAACCCATGCCTATAACCATTTTGCTTGTCGTATGTAAGCGTTTCTTTTCTTCCATTCTCTACATAACTACAGTGAATCCAGCCACTGTTACCACCAGTATAACATTCTAATATTAACTGGTCAAAGTCCAGGTTCTCTTCTATCCATTGAGCAAGCTCATAGTTATCCATACCAGCTACCTCAAAGTCTGCTGCTTGTCCTTTACAATGCTGACTGTTCTCAGAACTTCCTATAGCAATAGACAACTCAGGAGATCTATAACCACTTGATACTATGAACGAGCCGAACTTATCTCGTATTGGCTGTAATATATTCTCAGCTAATAACCTTAGATTGTATATCTCATCAGCATTAGGACTATTTATTATGCCTTTTCTCTCTGCTGTTTGACTCTTCGTTAATTCGCTCAGAGAGAAGTTTGGACTCAGCTTTGACATTACGTAACCTTTCTAAATCTTTTCGTTTTTGCTGCAATCTTTTTGGGCTGTTTAGATACCTGTTTACCTGCTCTAGTTGCCTTTCGTTTAGCAGCCGTAGTCTTGGCGTATTCTTTGGGACTAAGAGCCTTAATTGCTTTTTCAGGTAGATAACGCTCACCTGTTGCCTTTCGCCCTTGTGTACTAGGCTTGCCACTCTTGGTTCTCCACTTTTGTTTTGTCCAAGATTTCAGTGATCTTTGTCTTTTTGTGAGTGCCATTATTTATATCCACCACCTTTAGCCTTATACTGTTTGGCAAGCATCTGTGCTTTCCTAGCTGACCATTGACCAGGCTTACCACCTTTGCCACCAGACTTTATTCTTTGGAATAACTGCTTTCTCATAGTAGGCTTGGTGTAATTACCTGACTTGTTTACTGTAGATTTTGACTTCATTTTGTCAATCCCTTTTGCTTTTCATAAGTTCTCAAACCACCTAATCCGAGCATACCCATTAACACTGTCATTAATGATCCCATGTCAAATGTAGGTAACTCAGGTATAGCAATTCCAATGTAAGCACACAAGAATATTGTTATGGGAGCTAATACAAAGTGCCAACACAGTGCTACACCACAAGTCCAACCAATAAAAGGTCTCCAACCGGCAACAAAGATAGACTTATGTTGTGCTTCGGCTTTGTTAATTTCAAGCTGACCTTTAGCTAGTTCTTGTGCGTGGTTCTCAGCCATAGTTGCCACCTCATGTGCCAACTTATTCTTCATGTCTTTGTCTTCTATGAACTTACCGAGTAAGTTACTTACTGGACCTATTAACGCTGTTAACATTACTTATGCTCCTTATGTTCGTGACCCATCCATATACCAAACACACCTGTCATTACACCCATAACCACAGATACAAATGCTGACTGTGCTGCTGTAGGTGCATCTAAATCCATGAACCATTCAGCACATCTCCATGACATGACTGTACTAGCAAGCATCATACATCTTGGTAGTATTTTCCATTTAAGAAACTGTTCAACTGTAACCATTAATATACCTTTACTTCTTCTGCATTTACAAACGGTATTAATTTACACATACATTCATACACCTGTGGTTTGTCGTCTTTCATATATGTTTGATTGTTTAATTTATCTCTGTATTGCAAACAAACATTGACATCTTGAAAGTAAATACCACCAGTGGCTATACCATTTAGGGTACAAGCAAGCATAAAAGCTGTCACTTTTACATTAAATCCCTGTAGTAATCAGAGTTTGGAGCAAACACCTCTCCGCCATCAGCCATTTTTACAGGTTTAACCTTGTCTCCATGACCCTCTCTAATTAAAAATTGCTCAAAACTCATAGAATCTGAAGCAGGACCATCAAAAAACTCTTTCCTCAAATCCTTCTCGCTTCTTTTATCACCTTCTTTAGCCATTATTGACCCCCTTGGTTGTTTCGTTGTTTCAATAACTCTCGCTCCATCGCAGAATCAATTCTAGCCTGTGTTATTTTTTCTTGACTTTGTAGTCTTTGCTGGAATTGATCGTCCCTCTGCTGTACTTTCTGCTCTTCAAGCCCTAGTTTAGCCCTGTCTATCTGAGAATCATTCTGTTCAGCCTGCGCTTTCACCTGCAACTCCTTCTCTTTCAACTGAACTAATGGATCAGGACCCTGACCACTTAATTGGCCACTTAGAGCTTTTAGTTGTGACATACCCTCAGCTACATATTGAGCTGTTTTAGCTTCTATATCAATCATCTGCTCTTCTGATAAAGCCTGACCACCACCGGCTTGAATTAAGTCAACCGCAGCTCTTTCACGCGCTCCAATCTTAACGTGCTCCATTATATGTTTTTGAAGGGCTACCGCCATTTGTGGAGATTGAGCGACTAGAGGTGTGGATCCAAAAACCATGTGCGACATTATGTGAGCTTCATGATTCTGCCCTTCAAAAGCTACTAACTTAATTTGATCTAAAATATCTATGTTCTCTTGTGCTGGATCCTTCGGTGTAGCCTCGGGCTCTGGGGTACGTTTCAAGATCCTGTCAATATCCCTTACGCCCAGCGCCTCGTACATGTCTCTAAAAATCTCATACATGTTGTGCATGTCAGGAGCTGCTGTAGCTAACTGCATTTTAGTTTGAGCTAAAGATATGCGCTGGGCCTGACTGAAAACATTCGGATTAGATACAGGTAATACATCTACCCTGTCATCAAAATCTTCCCGTCTAATACTGCTATCAACACCTGTTATACTATAAGGATATTCGTCAGGTAAAAACTCTGACATAACCTTAGATAACAACTTAAACTCAATCTTCATCGCATAATGTAAACGCTTATGTACAGCAGACATGACCCGTGAGCCCTGTTCCAACATCGCTATAGTCGTTCCTACCGCTGCATTTTGATTTCCATCACCAACCTTTAAATCTGTAATCGTAGCAAATCGCTGTCCAGCATCGACTACAAAACCCAATAAACTCATCAAAGTCTGGTCAGGACCTTTGAAAGGTAAAGACATTAAACTTGCTTTTATATCACCACCAGGGGCATCTACATCCCTAAACTCTCCCGGTTGCAAAGGCTCATCATCATCCCTGATCCGTAGGCCGCGGGCCTTGAATCCTGCTGGTAAGTTCGATAATGTACCTGCATCTATCAACTGCCTTAGTGCAGCAGTCGCGGTTCGCGAAAGACCACCAATGGTATGAATAAGTCCTAGTCCGTAAAAACCAAATCCCGGAAGAAACTTGTAATGTACAAAATATTGTATCTTTGCTTTTTTCTTATCGTCTTCTCTGTAATTCCTGCGAATCGATAGAATTTGGCCATTATCTTGAGAAAGAGTGACAATATAGGGAACTTTGATGCCTGTTGGCTCACCGTCCTCGTCTGTCTCTTCATAACCCTCAAGATCTAAATCAACATGACATTCTAATAAAGTACAGTCATAATCTATCTGAGATGGATACATACCATCAATTCTCTCAATCTCCTCAGTTAAACTTCCTGATTCGTTTTGAGCAGGTATCACAGGTATATCTCTATAAAATCCAGAAACTTGACGCTTTCTCAAATCATTTAAACTTAATTTTAAAACCTGTGTGATATTAGGACAAGTTTCTAGATCCGTGGTGTTGTAAGGTACAATCAAATTCTCAGCTGGAACAAACTTACTTACAGCTCGCTCCAAATTCTCATCATAGTAAACTTTCTTAAACGTACTACCCGCTAACGGTAAATAAAATAACATCTGATCAAGTTCAGGTGTATACTCTTCCATAACACAAGTTATGTAGTAGTTCATAAATTCCTTTACTCGTTGAGCTTGATCTTCTTTTGCAGGAGTGCTCGATCCAAGCACAGTAGTTCGCACGGGGCCAGTTGGGGGCAACAGTTCGTTGAAGGCTTGGGCTTGGAACTGCGTTGCCGATTCCGCCAAAAGCGGGTGAGTAACCCCACTTGCGCCTCTAAATGGTTGTGATCTTTCTTCGTAGCTAAACCCAAGTAATTCCAAACCATTGGCGAAAGCATCTTCCCACTCCTGTCTACCACTCTTGTTTTCATCAAACTCACCTGTTAACTCACTCGCAATTCTGCCAAGTAACCCATCAGGCATCTCTTCAGCTAAGTTAGCATAGAAGTCTTCAGTCGTGCCTCGTTGATCTCGTGGCTCAAAATCAACGATAACACTTCCATCATCTTCTTCCATAATCTCTACGTCTTCTGGGATAGGACCCATGTCAAGACTGTCTGGCATCTCTATCTCTACTTCAGCAGCTAATTCATCTTCGTCCATCTGAGATGGAACACCCTCCATCATACTGCCTATTGGTTCTCTTGCCATGTAACTCTCCTTTTGGGTACTATACCATGAATTTTATAAAAGGTTCAATACCTTGTGGTCCACGGTTCATGTTTACCGCTCTATCTTTCAAACTGACGACGCCGCCATCCTCTTTCATTATATCAGGATTAGTTCTCTCTTTTGGATCATTCTTACCAAACTTTCCCTTCAGGACAGCTTTGCTATCTTTAGGTCTATCTATTAACATAACGTAACTTAAATCACCTTTAGATTCAAAATCATTAATATAAGGTATATGTGTAAACCCTTTCTCAGCCAACTCTCTTGAAAGTTTTTTCATAGCTTGTCTTATGTCATCGTCTGAAACATTAGGGTTTTCAAAAAATAAATCATCTTTTGAAAATTTATTATTACTAAGCCTAGCAAGTTGGTTAGCTTTATATATATCCAACTCTTTCTCAGTAAAAGGTTTTTTTGTTTCAGGGTTTAAAAAAGGCTTACTTAAATCTGCTTTTAAAGGTATAGATCCTCCAAGAAAATTCTCGTTGGTAGGTTTAATACCTCGTTCTTGTATGTCCTTCAATATTTCATCAGTGGTTTTACCCTCATATCTTGTACTAAGATCCGGCATTATACCATAGTTTTTTGTAAAAAACCTGTCAGATGCCGCTTTTGGTGTAGACCCAACATGTGGACCTAGATCTAAATAAGGTAATTTATCTAAATCAAATTTAGAAAAACCTGGTTCCATAGAAAAATGATACACATCAACAGGTGTATTAGATCTAAGAAAATTTCCTACAGATTGTTTTTGTCTACCCGATCCATATCCTCCATCAGGCTTTACTTCGCCTGATTCTACAGCCTTTTTAAAATCTACTTTAAAGTCTCTTAAAGGTATATCGCCAGCAGCTTCTTTGACCACACCTTTGTAAAGATCAGATCCTTCTACTACAACCTCATCATAACCCTCAATAGTGTTCTTTATACGGTTTACATGAGTAGGATCATTCAAAAGATTATTTGCTATCTCTTTATTCATCTTTACATTGTAAGTTGGTATCTTTGTGTCTCTTCTTATAAGACCATACTTAGCGGACATAATAGCTAAATCTACATTCTCTTCAGGAATACCTTGTTTCTTTATACTTTTGAACATGTCTCCTGTGTAACGATCAAAAGCTTCCATATCTCCAGGATCTGGGCATTTGTCTGCACTACATGACACAATCAAAAGTTTACGACCCTTTTTGACTTCTGGACTAAATAAACTGCCCGAGCCTAAATTTAAATCGTCAGGAACAGCAGACACACCTGACGTATCGCCTTCCATCTTCATAACACTTGAATCTATATCAGGGCCCCCAGCTGTGGCTGTCTTGGGTCCCAAATAAGGTATAAAACCTTCAAGACCTTTTCTAGCTGCTTTGGCCGCAGAACCCACAATAGGTAACATACTTGCAACACCTAAAGTAGCCATACCAGTACCCGCCGCTGCTTCTACAAAATCATCGCTTGAAATCATTTTACCGCTTTGAGACAAAACTTCCGGCAGCTCGTATGCCGCTATAGCTTCACCCGTGCCGGGTAAAAAAGATAAAGCATCATACGCATCTTCTAGGGAAGTACCTTTTTTGTCCTTAGCTTCTAAACGAGATAAAACATCTCTATAACTTTGTTGATCCTTAGCCATCTCTTCCAAGAACCTGTGCTAACTGAGCCATGAGCCGTGGGTCGCGGGATTGGGTTACACCACCTTGTTTCATAATCCGGTTCATTACCAACATGTTCCTGTCAGCAGGAACCTCCTGCAT